TATCATGGCAGTGATGAAGCAGGCATTAAGGCAAGATTTTGGCTGAGCGAGATTAGAAAACATGCCAGCACACGCAGATTAGAAATACAAGATAAAAGGCAAGAAAGAAAAGAATCCAGAAAAGGCATGGTCGGTCGTCCATCGAACGTAAGTAAAAGCGATGACGAGCAAATGGACACATAATAAAAAAATTGTTGACGAAATTCCAGAAGGTTACGTTGGCTTTGTTTATTTGATCACAAATATCACAAACGGGCGCAAATATATAGGCAAAAAACTTGCTCAATTTAAAAAAACTAGACCACCTTTGAAAGGCAGAAAAAATAAAAGACGTTCAACTGTTGAAAGTGACTGGAGACAATATTGGGGATCCAGCGATAATCTACTAGAAGACGTTACGAAGTTAGGCGAAGAAAAATTTACAAGAGAAATACTTCACTATTGTACAAGCAAAGGCGTACTAAGTTATCTAGAAGCAAAGGAACAATTCGACCGCAGAGTTTTAGAAACAGATGATTACTATAATGGTATCATTAATGTGCGTGTTGGTTGTTCTAAACTGCTAACAGAACACCTAAAAAACAATCCCTAGGCAACACAAACCGTTAATTAAGCCTGCACCGGCAACTGATAAGGTGCCCAAAATCCGTTCTGATGTGTGACGGTAAGGAATTCTTCGGATAACGGCGGAGGTATGACAGCACTATCCTTAACAGGACGACGATCGGATACGCCTATGTAGAACTGGTTTGCTGTATATTAATAGAAATAATTTAAATAGGCTAAATGAGCGAGTAATTCTCGCAGGTTTATTATATAAGTTAGCGTTTGTATAGTAAACTGCCGTTGTACATAAGATACTAAGACGGATTGAGTAGGTAACGGATAACCGCCTACGCTATGTTATAAAACATTGTAGATCTAACGCTATTGTGACTGTGCGAACTCAGATGATGTTCAAAATTCACCTTTGGCCCGGCAACGGGCTAATTGTGACCATACAATCTAGATGATGCTAAAATTGCTTCGCAATTAATAATTCCACTATATAATAAGTGTATTCAAGAATTAGAGGAGGCAAATTGCACTGAGCGATAGCGAAAGTGCAAGAGATCTTAAGATCTCTATTTAAAGTATCTCGATTGTTCTTACATAAATACTACATTATATAAAGCAACGGAAAACTGATAATGCGTTTAAATGAAATTCTGATAGAAAAACAGCTCGATGAAAGACCTATGGGTGTATTAGGTAAACTTGGTGCAAAGGCACAGACACTAGTACCTGGTAGGGCAGGGCGTAGAGCCGTAGGAAAACTAGAGATAGGCAAAGTTGCTAACGAGCTTTCCGATGAATTTGACATCTATATGGGCAAGGCAGACACGGGCCAAGGTGCAACGCCGGAAATGGTATTACAATTTTTAAAGAAAAGAGGATATCCTACAAAGAGTGCTGAAGCAGTCATGAAGGAACCCACAATGGCATTTAAGGCCGGCAAGGCAATTGCCAAAGGCGCAAGTGCTGTTGGAAAAGGAATTGACGCAGCAAAAGATGCTGCAGGAAATGTTATAGCAGGTGCTAAGGCTGGCGCAAATGCAAAAAAAGAACAGCCCAAGGCAGCACCAACAACTACTCCACCTCCAGGCGGTGGTGGCGGCGCTCCACAGAAAATTCCAACACAAACTGATCAAGCAAAAAATAACCCAGACAATAATATAGCAATCGCAGGCGGTAAGGGAAAAAAGCCACCGCTAAAGAAAGTGGTCAATCAATCAGTTGAACATGCGAACGTCATTGCTGAAGGATTTAGTGGCGCACAACTGGACAAGATTTTTATGGCAGCAGCCAAAGACAAGGTCAGTCAAGACGAAGGTGGAGTTGATGCTAACAAGGGTGCAGCAGGAGCAGTTGGTGATGATGAAACCCAGGGTGGATTCTTTGCAGGGTTTAAACAAGGTAATCAGCAATCACAAACAGGAACACCCACAAACAGACCTGGTGTGCCTTCGGACATTAATGCACAACTTGATAAGTTAAATATCGAACAGAAAAAAGAATTATTAGGATTATTATAGGATGAGACTAGGACAACTGCAAAAGAGACCATTGATTACCGAAGGTTGGAATGACCCACAACTAACACTAATGGAACAGAAGATAATCCATCCGTGGATTGCAAGGGTTGAGCAGTATGTAATGGAAGCGGACCTAACCGCAGACCAAATCAATCAATTATTCACTAGTGTTGAAAAAGGTGCAACTGATGCAGGCGGCAATAGAACAGCAATAGGTAAGGGCGTAGACGTTGCCAAACTTCCAGTTGAAGCAGTTAAATGGATTGATAGCAAGATTAACGAACTGGGCGGATTGGTTCAAAAAGCAGGACCAGTTAAGAATGCAGACGCTAAATTTGAAGAATTAAAAACTAAGATTGGTGCAAAAGACTCCAAGGCAGTAAATGCTATCAAGGCAGTGAGTGATTGGGCAAAGGAAAATCCAGGCAAGGCTTCAATTGCAGTAGGTATCCTAACAGCAGCGGCAGCACTTGCAGCAGGACCACTGGGTGGCGCTTTAGCAGGTTTCCTTGCACGAGCAACAAAAGATTTATTACAGGGCGAAAAATTATCAACAGCAGTTGGTAAGTCAGTTAAAACAGCAGCATATGGTGCTCTTGCTGGTGCAGCAATTCAAGGTTTATCAGATAACATCATTGACAACATTGCCATTGGCAGTGAAGCAGAAGCAGATGCTATGATGAATGGTTTTGAAAAGGCTAACTTTACGGCAGCAGTAGACAAAGCAGTTGCAGATGCAGGCTTTGAATCAGGCGTGTTAGATGGTGCTATGAATTATGGCAGTGAAGGTAACATAAACGGTTTCTATTACAATTACGATTTTACAATGACGCCTGATCAAGTTGCAGAATATAAACAATTATTATCTGCAACGCAAAGTGTAAAGACTTTTAGTCCTGAATATTACGAAGCGGCAGGTAAGTTGCACGGATTTTTATCAACAGCACAGCAGGCAAACACAGACCTAACAGCACTTGCAAGAACAATTGGCGACATTCCAAAAGATGCATTAACTGGCGATCAACTTGATCAAGTAATTGCCGTGCTTGACAATGCAGATGAAGCGATAGGGACAATACAAAACCTAGGCGGCGGAGCAGCCGCAGCGGCACAAGGTGCTCTACAAACGGTTGATGCAAACAACAAAGAAATGCACAAGGTAAAACCTGTCAGTGCTGAGGAAAAAGCAGAACTTACAGGCGAAGCGCCTGACGAAGCGCCTAAAGAAAGCAAAACATATGCAGGTCAGAAACTTTCCGAAGGACAAATTTATCTACTATTCAACAGATTAGAAACAGTAAACACCCACATGCTGGAAAACAAACTGATGTTTGAAAGCGTATTCGATGCAGTATCATATTACCACAGACAAACAATTAATGAAGCAGAACCTGCGGTAGCAGAGCCAGAAGCGGAAGCGCCAGCGGATGCAGCAGCAGAAAAGAAACCTGGCATGCTAGGCAAACTCGGCGGTGCAATAAAGAAAGGTGCCCAGGCAGTTGGCAAAGGTGCCGCATCAGCAGCAGGTGCAATTAAGGGTGCAGCAAAACAAGTTACTACAAAAGTTACAGCAGAAAAATTAAACACTGCTTGGAAGAAAGCAGGATCACCAACCGACTCTGATCAAGTATATGACATTATCAAGGGCATGGGCGTTGCAGATGATGTTATCAAGGGCACTTATGATTCAATGAAGATTGAAACACCTAAAGCAACAGATGCACCAGACGGTGATCAAGACCCAGGTGCAGCAGATGCAGCAACAACAGCAGATGCTCCTACGGATTCAACAGCAGGCGATGGTGGATCTGACACTACAGACACAGGAGCAGCAGGCGCCGATGAACCAGCAGCGGATGCAACAGCAGGCGGCGATGAACCAGCAGCAACTGATGATGGACCAGTTGATTCGGATCCAACTACACCCGGTGTCCAAGAAAAAGACAAACAATTTATTATGGTTGCAGATCCAAAAGATAAAACTAAATTTAATGTTGTAGACTCAAAAACACAAGCAGTTGTAGATGGCGGAGCAGGACTTGATGCAGGTAGCGCAGAAGAAATGCGTGATGAAAAGAATGCAGAAGTTGTAGCAACTAAACAAGCGGCTGCAGATGGTGCCACAGACACAGATACAGCGTCAGCAAGCGGTGATGATTCACAAACTGGTACAACTGATACCCAGACTGATACAACAGCAACACAGGGCACGGATACAACAGCAACCGATCAAACGGATACTGCTACATCTAGTGATACTACATCACAAAATGATACAGGATCTAGTAGTAACCAAAGTTCTACTAATGATCAAAGTTCAACCAGTGATCAAAGTTCTACTAATGATCAAAGTTCAACCAGTGATCAAAGTTCTACTAATGATCAAAGTTCAACAAGTGATCAAAGTTCAACCAGTGATCAAAGTTCAACAAGTGATCAAAGCAGCACAAGTACAACAAGCACTTCAACATCATCTAATCAAGGTGGCGGTGCAGGTGGCGGTGCAGGTGGCGGTGCAGGTGGCGGTTCGACAAACACTGACAGTTCAACAACTACTACAACTGATAAATCAAATGCTTCTAATCAAGCAAGTACAAGTAATCAAGCAAGCACAGGTGATCAAGCAACTTCTAATAATCAAGCAAGTACAAGTAATCAAGCAAGCACAGGTGATCAAGCAACTTCTAATAATCAAGCAACATCATCTACTAAAGTTGATGTCAAGACAGTTGCTGCAAACATTAAGAAGGCTGGACAGAAGACTGTTAATGATGTAAAAGTTTCGTTACAGAAAGAAATTAAGGCCGGCAAATGAAGATAAAAGATTTATTAGAAGATGAAGAAAAGGTATCAGGACCACTTTCAAGTTTTGCTGCAGGATGGAAGGATGCAGGAAGAACTTCCACATCCAAACCTAAAATAAGTTCAACAAACAAAAATCCTTTAGATTCATTTAATGAAAGAGAATTAAAAATTATTTTAAAGAAAGTAATAAACGAACAGCCTTTAGATGATAAAGAGCGTTTAATAATAAAACAATTGTATAAAAAATTGTAATTAAAAGAAAGGCATTCCGCTTTTCTTAGTAGTTTCTAAATTATCTTTAACTATTTCAGAAATAATTTCGCGTTCTTCATAACTCATATTCATAACTTCAGAGTAAGAAAGACCTCGCATGTACCAACACAATTTGAGACTGTCTTTCTTTATACCCCGCGCCTGTTTATCTAACTGTTCTGACTCTTGCAAAATCTCCGGCAAGGAGAGGTTTAAGATTTTGCTCCGAAAAAATTTGACTGATCCATAGTGATGGGCAAGTTAAATGTTTCCTTGCATTCGCCACATTGAACATCTCGAGATTTAAATTCAATCTGTTCTTTTAGATCCTTTAAATGATTTTGAATTTTATCAAAATTATCTTTAGAACTGTTATTGATAAATTCTTTAATCATGTTTCTATCAGTAACAGGACCATCCGGAGTTTCAATTTTAATAACACAATCTGCGATAATATCAACTGAAAGTTCTGTTAGTTTCACAAAGCTCTTTCCAAACTTATCAAGTTTTTCTTCATCTGACATTTTGTCATCATTAATAGTTTGAAATACTCTCTGTTGCTCCATTGTCTTAACAGAAGTTTTTGTTAGTTCCTGATAAGTGTAAGGTCTAACTTCAACAGTTAACGGATCAATACTAACGTGTTCTTTGTATTTAAAACTTCCAATACTACCAATCCATGATGCTAAATCGATGTCATATGTTTGTTCTGCTGCACAGTGAGGACACTTAGTTTCTACTTCCATGTCGTTGCCGTAAGTAGCAACTCTAATAGCCACCAAAATAAAATCTAAATCAACAGTTGGCATCAACCAAGGATCAAGTATTGCTGGTACACAACTCTTAATTACTTCCACAGTTGCTTGTCCTGTTAATAGCGCATCAGGTGTTTTAAACATTAGTTCATCTTTTGCAGTCATAGCATAGACTGCATAATCGCCTGTTTCTGAATGATCTAACGTACCTTCGGAATAGAATCGTCCACCCGATGGCAGTTTTACATAAATTTTTGGTTGCCTAAAGTACCCTGCCAATGGGTTCTTATTAGCCGACTGAGTTACAGTTACGGTCGGCTGAACATCAGTTTGTTCAGGCACAACTGATTTTTCATTTTCTTCCATTTTATCTCCAATAAATACATTATAAGTATGTGTGTATTTATATGCGCAGTTATCCTGGAAAAATAAAAAATGGCAAAAGTTGAAATAGATGTACCCGGAATTGGTTTAATTGAAGCCAAAAATGCGGCATCTGAATCTACCCTAAGAGAATTAGTTAATTTAATGAAGGGCGGTGGCGGTGGATCCGGAGGTAGCGGATCTGGCGGTTCAGGCAGCGCCGGCGGTTCAGGCGGTGGTGCAGGTGGTAAAGGCGGAAAAGCATTTCAACAAGGAATGTTTAAACTAGGTCAAAATGCTAGGATGCTTACGGATAAGTTTATAACACTATCCAAGGGTACTGTAGAGTTACTCAGTGATTTTGCCAATGTTGGCGATAGTATGGAATCTGCTGCAAGAATATTTAATAATGTTCCGGTTGTTGGACCCATGTTTGGTGCAGCAGCATCAGCAGCAACTTCAGTATCAGAAGCATTTGTTAAAGCAAGCGGAAGCGGAGCCAGTTTTAACGGTAGTGTAGTTGAAATGACAAGAGCAGCAGGACAGGCAGGAATGACTCTCGATGCATTTGCAGGATTTATCTCTAGCAATGGTGCTGCAATGGTTGCACTAGGCGGAACAACAGCAGATGGTGCAAAGAGGTTTGGAGCATTATCAAAAGCAATACGGGTAGGTTCGAGAGATTTATACGCACTAGGATACTCAACTGCGGATCTAAACGAAGGTATTGCAAGTTATGCAACTAACTTACGTATCATGGGTAGAAACGAAAACATGTCCAACAGACAGTTAGTAGAAGGTTCCAAGTCCTATCTAAAGGAAATGGACTTGCTGGCAAAGATTACAGGCGAAACTAGAAAGGAAAAAGAAGAAGAAAGAAAACAGTTGATGCAGGAGATTAAGTATCAAGCATTTGCTAGCCAGTTAAGTGTAGAATCCGAAAAAGAATTGCAAAGGCTAATACAATCCTATCCTAAAGAACTGCAAGGATTTGTTAAGGATGCAGTTATGTCGGGAACGCTAACAATGGAAGCAAATCAAAAGCAAGCACATGCGCTTGGCGGAACATTTGATCAGATAATTGGCATTAGACAAAAATTATTAAAAGATGAAAGGGTCGGCGACAATATAATCCAGGGTGCCCTTAATACTACCAAAGGTGAAACACAGAAATTTCTTAAATCGAATAGGCAAGCAATTATTGGTAATGACGAATATGCTCAATCTATGCAAGCCGTTGTTGCTGGTAACCAAATACAAGTTGATGGGTTAACAAAAGGAGTAGAGGCACAGAATGAAGCCAACGAACAAACAGATGGAATGAATGAACAAATGCAAAAATCTAGAGCTAGATTAGCAGAGTTTAGTAATCAATTCCAGATGGCACTTGCAAATTCAGGACTGCTTGACTTGTTATTAAATTCATTCCAAACTGTAGCAGGATTCTTGCTAGACTTTGTTGTACCGACGTTCCAGATATTTGCAGGCATTATAACAGAAGTAGGAAACTATCTACTAACATTCTTCCAACCAATACTGGATACTATCACTGGACTTATTAGAGACTATGTGTATCCGGCATTCCTACAAGTAGCGGCATTTATTATCACCGATGTTGTTCCGATACTACAGATGCTCGGAGGAATAATAGTGGATTATGTTCTGCCGGTGTTCCGATTCCTCGGTGGGCTGATAATGGATTATGTAATGCCAGTGTTCCAAAGTGTTGGAGGATTCTTAATGGATAATCTAGTGCCAATACTTGCAGGAACAGCAGCAGCATTTACAGCCTATAAAATTGCGGTGTTTGCACAAACCGCAGCAGCATGGTTTTCAGCAGGAGGCCTAGGAGCCGCAGCGACAGCGGCATGGGCATTGATATCACCACTGCTGGTAGCAGCAGCACCATTCATAGCAATTGGTGCGGCAGTAGCAGCAGTCATATATGGATTTAAAAAATTGTATGATGCTGGGTTTACGGTGGGTTCCGTGTTTGAAACAATTGGCGATTTCCTCTATAGATATTTCATGATGCCAATCAAGGAACTATTCCTCAATATCCAAAGTTATCTTCCAGAATTTTTAGGCGGCATAAGTGACGAAGAAGCGGAAATCAAGAGAAAAAAACTTGATGCAGAATATAAGGAATTGGATGATAGGGCTACGGCAAGAAAACTAAAGAGAGAAGATATACAAAAAGAAAGAGGCACGCACGAATCACAGAAAAAACTTGATGCCCAGGGTAACGAGATAAGTGCCCGTCAATTAAAAGCACAGGAACTTGATTTTAAATTCCAAAATCAAATGGCTGAGTTTAAAGATGGCGCTGCAACAAAGTATAACAGAGTAAATCAAAAGGAAATGGAAGTACTTAATGGAAAAGCCAAGTTGCAGAAAAAGACCATGGATGTAACCGAAACTGCCCTTGCAAATTTACCAAAAGAGAAAAACTTTAACGACTCTATGATGCTGCTTAAACAAGAAGCATTACAGCAAAAGAGTAAATTTATTAGTCCAAAAGATCAAACAAAAAGCAATACGCCAACAACATCCAGTGTTAATGCAACAATTACACCCACTGCTACTACCGAAGAACAGAATACTACTAAACCTGTAGCAAATACGTCTGCAGGTGGCGGTACTACCCAAACCACTTCTACAGAGGAAAATGTTTTTGCAGAGTTAAATACTAATGTGGTAGAACTAGTTAAACTTACTAACCAACAATTGAGGATGCAAGGTAAAACCGTCGGTGCTATCGAAAACCTATCAAATGTTGGAAATTTATTAAAATCTGTATAGGAAATTAAATGAGCTGGAAAAAATATTTTACACCTGTTAACGTACAAAACCAATCAGGAAATGTCAGCCCAATTAGCGGCGGCGGCCGCCCAGGTCCTGCAAGAACTAACTATTCATCATATTTGCCTGACGTATATGCAGGCAGCCCAAATCGTATTGAAAAATACATGCAGTATGACACAATGGACATGGATTCAGAAGTCAATGCAGCATTGGATATCCTAGCAGAATTTTGCACAGGCAAGGATAAAGAAAACGCAACACCATTTCATATGTTCTTTAGAAACGATCCTACAGGAACAGAAACAAAATTATTAAAAGAAGCATTACAAAAATGGACAAAACAACAGAAATTTGAAAATAGAATTTTTAGAATAGTAAGGAACACATTTAAGTATGGCGATTGTTTTTTCATGCGTGACCCGGAAACTAAAAAATTATTATATATTGATCAAGCAAAAGTTTCCAAAATTATTGTTAACGAATCCGAAGGAAAACTTCCCGAGCAGTATGTTGTAAAGGATATTAATTTTAATTTTAAAAACTTAGTAGCAACTACACCACACGGAACTACAAATACTTCACCAAGCGGAACCAGTTCATATACTAGTGGTGGCGGCTTTGGTAGAGGAATGGTTGGTAATGCAGCACAACCGCCCGGAACAAGATTTCAAAACGAGCAGAATGAAGTAACTGTTGGTGCAGAACACATCATGCATATTTCATTATCAGAAGGATTGGATAACAATTATCCATTTGGTAATTCATTATTAGAAAGTGTGTTTAAAGTTTACAAGCAAAAAGAATTACTGGAAGATGCAATCATCATTTACAGAATTCAACGTGCTCCAGAAAGAAGAATTTTTTATGTTGATGTTGGTAATATGCCTGCACACATGGCAATGGGCTTTGTTGAAAAAGTTAAGAATGAAATCCAACAAAGACGTATTCCTAGTTCAACGGGCGGCGGCAATAGCATTATTGATGCAAGTTATAATCCACTATCAACTAACGAAGACTATTTCTTTCCGCAAACAGCAGAAGGAAGAGGTTCTAAAGTTGAAACACTACCAGGCGGAACTAACCTAGGTGAGATTACAGATTTAAAATACTTTACTAATAAATTATTCCGTGCATTAAGAATTCCTTCGTCTTATTTGCCAACATCAATTGATGAGCAGGCTAACACAGTTAGTGACGGTAAGGTAGGAACTGCATACATTCAGGAACTAAGATTTAACAAATACTGTGAAAGACTACAGAGTATTATGGTTGAATCGTTTGATCATGAATTTAAATTATGGCTATCAACTAATGGTTATAACATTGATGCAAGTTTGTTCCAACTTAGATTTAATCCTCCACAAAACTTTGCAGCGTATAGACAAGCAGAGCTAGATACAACAAGAGCAAACATATTTGGAACATTACAACAAGTTCCACACTTATCAAAACGTTTTGCTTTAAAAAGATATCTTGGATTATCACAAGAAGAAATTGCAGAAAACCAAAGACTATGGCTTGAAGAGCAAGGAAGTAATCTACAACCGGCTGCAGATGCAGCAGGCGAAATGAGAAACGCAGGAATTACACCTGCGAACATTGAGGCCGATGCTGCCGATCAAGCAGCAGAAGCACCAGAAGAAATGGCCGCAACAGCGGAACAGCCAGCAGAGGGTGATGCAGGCGCTGAAACGCCCGCATAAGAATAAATAAACGTATGCTTCTAAGAGAATTTTTATATTTTAATGATGACGTGAATGACTTTGCAGTTGATCGTAGATACGATAATAGCAATGATAGTTCTGTTGTCAAATTTGATGATACTAGAAAAGTAAAACTAACTCTCAGACAAATAAATCAATTAAGGATTCAGGCCGAAGCACACGAAGCAGAAAAAAAATCTGAACTGGCTTTCATCAAGCAAATGTATGGAACACCAGTTGAGCAAGAAGAATAAAAACCTACCCACCCACACAGATATAGCATTTGTTCTTGGCAACGGCAAGAGCAGACTTCGCTTGAATTGTGAAAGTTTACTAAAAATTGGAACAGTATACGGCTGCAATGCCCAATACAGAGAATTTGATCCTCATATTTTAACAGCAGTTGATGTAAAAATGGTCAATGAGCTAATTGATAGCGGGTATGCACAAAAAGGAACAGTATGGACAAACCCTAATAAGGGTATTAAAAATAAGGATAAAATTAACTTTTTTAATCCGCATAAAGGGTGGAGCAGTGGCCCAACAGCATTATGGTTTGCCGCAACAAACGGACACAAACAGATATACATACACGGATTTGATTATCAAGGACAGGGCGGAAAGTTTAATAATGTATATGCAGACACTCATAATTACAAAAAAAGCACAGATAGTGCAACATTTTTTGGTAACTGGTTAAGCCAAACAGAAAAGGTTATCAAGGAGTTTGTTAACACTAAGTTTATTAGAGTTATTGATTCTGGTGCATTTATACCAGATAAATTAGGTCCCCAGTATCCACATCTAAAACATATATCATATGAAGATTTTGAGAAAACATACAAAGGAACTATATATCAAGAACAAACGACTCAAAAAACACCCATTTAACCCTGTTTTTGTAACAATTATGTAAATATATAATGAAACAGCCTTACACCAATTTAAAAGGAGAATACAATGGCCGATAAAACAACATTAGAGCAAATGCTAGAGCATTTGGTAAACGACGAGCAGGCAAAAGCCGAAGAGCTATTCCACGAATATGTGGTTGCTAAGTCTCGCGAAGTATACGAAAACCTTATCGAAGAAGAAATGAAAGACGACGAAGATGAGGAAGCAGATAAAGATGAAGATGAGTCAGTAGATGAAGCATCTAAAGATGACGATGCTGAAGAAGACAAAGTTGATGAAGCATCAGATGACGATGCAGAAGACAAAGTTGACGAAGAATTTGAAGAAGTTGCTATCGAAGCAGATGACGAAGACGAAGGCGAAATGGACGCTATGGGCGGAGACGCTACAGACGATTTAGAAGCGGACATTACAGGTGATGATGAAGATGGTGATAAAGAACCAGAAGAATTATTCCAAGATCTAGATTCAATCGTTGATGAATTACAATCAAAATTTGATGAAATCAAAGGCGAAGAAG